GAAGTTCTGTAATTCGGTCCATTTGTTGATAACAATGTCAGCGTCATTTGTTCCTGTAAGAAATGTTTTAAGTGTTGTAGCCACTTCAAGAACATTACGATATCCAACATCGGCGAGCATTGCTCCTCCAGCTAATGTATTAACCAGATTTTCGACAAAGGTTCTTCCTTTGAATTCAATAATTGCTCCGGAGGAATCCTTTAAAAAGATAGTTGGATCGGAGGATATATCATTGATCGCAATTTGTCCACTCAATAGATTTGCTGGAGCTTTTGCAAGAGTTCCTCCTGCCACACTTGGGCTAGATGATCTTAAATGCTGTATTTTCTGTATTTCAGCCATATTTTCGTTTTTAGTATGTTCCACAATTAATATTCATTACAAGGCCATATAATTCTTTGCCTTTATTCGCACTTAATGCCTTGTTAATAGATGATGAAGTAAAACTATCTTCAATATAATCTTCAATTCCAATAAAGTAATTTACCGGAACTAAATCATAGTCCTCTATTCCTTCTTTAAATTCGTATTTGGTATAAGTAGTATCTGTAGAATTGGTCCGTAAGGTAACTGACAAACCTACATATCGCAATGCCTTAGGCACCCGCAATTTATATTCTTCAGGAGATTCTATTATTTTTCCATTTGAATCCGTAAGTCCACGCCTGAAGTAATCATACAGGCGTGCCACCCATTCACCTTTTATTTTATGTAATACACTACCTTCAGGTGCATCAAAAACGCTATCTGCAACATCTGAGAGTTCCCATAATGTTGATGCTGCTCCACTTCCGGTTCCAAAACCTTTTCCATAGGCCGAAACTTCTTTTTGGGAGAAAACAGACTCCGAAATTCTTAATGCATTGGCATCCGGGTCCCATGTCAGTTCTGCAGCTCCAATTTTTATCCCTTTTTGGAAGTCTATTTGTTCTGACGCTGTATCTTGGGTATCTTTACGTAGATAATTCTTTTCAGCTTCATTTGAGCTTCCATCAATTCTTTTTTGTATTTCCTTTAATGTCCTTAAAGAGGTAAATGCATTGAAATCTGATGGTAATGTTGGATCATTTTCTTGAATCAAATTCACTAATGATCCTCCAGAACCAGGAGTACCATTAGCTCCAGGAATGCTATTTAAAGTCTCCTCTTTAATTTTATTTTTGATTGCATCGAATGAAGCAACAGTTGCTTTGTCTCCGTTAGGATCAAAAGCCGGAATAATCACCCCCTCGTGAAGTGGTACTCTTGGAAACTCAGCAAGACGAGGGGGTATAGTAAAATTTGCAGAATCGGGTACCGAAATAGAAATGTTGGAGGGCAATGTTCCTTCATCTCTAATTAAATTTAAGTAGGGATTGATATCCGCAAATCTATAGGTAAAAGTGTAGCTAGATGGTAAATCTGAAGACCTATAGGCAACCTCACTCTCTTTTAAAGATATCTTGTGTATGGCACTATCTTGATAAATGAACTTTGAACGGCTTGGGAAAAAATCAAGCAGCCAACGTCGTTCATATTTATTTAAATGGCCTGTATTTTTTGTGTAAAGCCTCTCGGTGTCCACTTGGAATTCTTCCATTATATCATCAATCACAGAGCAGTTATGGGTATGTTCTCCATTAAAATCTGTAACGCCAAATGCTCTAAATGTATCTATGCCTCCAAGACTATTTTCGAATAGAATCCATTGTTCATCATTAGAATATTGCTCAGACACAATATATCTTTGTGTATAGCTGATCTGCTCAGCTCCATTGTATGCCGCAATTTCATAATACATTGGCCTTTCTCCAGAAAAAAGTCCTGAAACAACTGCATATTGCATATTGAATGTGTAAGCTAGACCAGCAACACAATTTTGCAGCGTAATGGTTTTGTTTGTCTTGTCATTAAAATAGGCTTTAATCTTTATATCACATGCGATAACAGCATAATACGTAAGCCATTCTGGAGTGTAGTAGGTTATTTTCTTTAGTTTTGGCTGCCAAGTCAAGAAATTGCCTTTTAGCCAATTTAAAGGAGTATCTGCCAGATTCGAGACTCCTGTTCGGATTGCCTTAAATGAGAATTCCTGACCATCAATATTCGCAATAAAGGTCCTGATGATAGTTGGTTGAACATAGGATGTACTGTATTGTAAAATGAAATTTAGAGCATTAATTACAACATCCTTAATATCAATTTCAGCAATATTGTTACTTGGATGATATGTCTCGTTTACAAGCATTTCTGAATCTACAGAAAGAGTAAAATTAATAGGAGTAGATGTTGAAATCTTAAATGGTTTAAGATTTCCACTCAATGATAATTCGTCCGGTTTACTTACAATTGTTACCATGCCATTACTTTCGATTGATGTACGAATGTAGCTGGGTTATGGTATGACATAAAGGACAAAAAAAGCCTCATAATTATAATGAGGCTGTTACTTTTACCGACTGTAGGTTCCTGACGACATCGGCATGTTGTCTAAGACATTACCCTCTGGAAGGAGTTTTTTGTATTCTCCATAAATCAGATATGTAAATGCAGAAAATATTTGTGTACTGTACATTGCCTGTTCTTCATATGGGAGTTCTCGTTCACTGCTTTTGTCAAGTACTATCCTTCCCTCTGTTCTTTTTAATGGAGAATGATTAATACTACTTATAAGTTCTTCACATTCATTATTACAGATTTCTATTTCATCATGTATATTGTCTGGCTTTCCGAACATGATATTTAGTAATTTATAGTGTGTCCCGTAATAAATAGTTCCTTGTCCTAATGACATGAGAATTACCCTCCATCCTTTTGCTACAAGGGCATTTCTTAACATCACAGCGTCTGTATCGTTTACATCTGTCATCAACGGAAAGTACTTTCGATATGCTGGATCATTTTGGTTTGCTGCACGGTCATAATGCAAAATGATTTCTTTTCTGGAATGATGTTTAAAAAAGGTATCAATTTTATGTGCGAGCTCTTCATGTTGTTCTGGATGAATTACCCACATATTTTTAATCATTTTCATTTTTCTATTTCTCTTTCCAGGGATGGCTTTCTTTTGTCCGAACACTATGCTCATGAATGGCCCTGGATCGAATCCAGCATATAAAGGTTGGTTCCGATCGCAGTGCTTAAGACTTAAACTATTGGTTTCAGTCTTTTCTCCGGCTATTGCTATTTTATCAAAATTGGTATAATCGTAGCTATCATCAAAGATGTGTTCTTTGCCAAACTTACCAACAAAACGAGTTTTTACTTTGCTTTTTCTTACTGAAAAGATTGAAGTGTTTAGCTTGTCTTCATCTTTTATTGATTTTATCTGATTCAAGATATAGTCAATACCTAAAATTTTGATATTTGAAAAAGAAGAAGCACGGAGGTAAAACGTTTCACCTGTTCTAAGCTCTCTTATTCTTGAGGTCCATCGATCAACAAAAAGCCGTAATCTCTTAATCTCTTTTTCATTGTACGCCTTTTCTGCAAGAGCCAATTCTACTAGTCTTAAATCCAATTCGTAAGCTATTTCTTGAATACAATGCATCAAATCAACATCCATATTGCTTTCGTACTTTGTCCACCAATCTTCGTCTGTTTCAAAGTTTGGAGTTGAAGAGAATCCCGAAATTCCCATGAAATAAGGACTATGTCCGAACTTCGAACGATCGGCACGTAAAGCAGGAATAATTCTCTCCGTAAACTTTTGTTCTGAAATTCGAATCAGCTCATCAGCAAATAAATGTGCGGCATTCTTACCAAGCATTGATTCAGGCCTATCACACGAAACAAACTGGATAACTGTTCCATTACAAAATGAAAGCGTTTGTTTCCAATCATCAATATATGTAGCACATTGTTTAAAATGTGCAGGAGGTCTTTTCCCTGCTTCAAAGTATATACCTCGTTCGTAATTCTCCATGAAATATTCCATAAGCCCTGGCAAAATATTGTCGAAAATACTTTTAAAAGTAGATGCGCCAAGTACCAATACTGCTCCGGGCATATCATTTTGAACCCGATCCACTCTTGAAGCCATCATGTGAGTTGTCTTTCCGGATCCACGTCCAACTTCTGCAAATAGGAATGTTGGATCGGCTAATTTCATCAGAATCTGAACTACAGACAGATATTCTTCTTTAAATAATTCCAAATCTGTTTTATTGCCCATATTCAGCGTCCTCAATATTTAGTTCTCTTTCTACTTCACCTATTAGTCGTTGTTTTTCTGTTTCGGGGATATCACGACCTTTGATTATATCAATTGCCTTTTTATATGCACCCAGAAGACCTTGTTTTTTAATACCCATACGTGTAATTTCTAAGTCTGGCGATACAAGCTGTTGTTTGAACTTTTTTAAATCAGGATTAATCGCCGATTCGGAAGCTGCAATTCTATATTTCCGTGATTCCTGCATACAAAATCTAGCCTCTTTGAAATTATGAGCAATCAGATTTATATCTCTGAGTTTCATCATTTCATCAGCAAAATAGAGATTCCAGGCTTCAGCCGTAACTGTACAATCGGTATTCAGATAGTTTATAGCATCATAAACTCTTTGTCTGCAAGTACTCATTGAAAGTCCTGGATACTCCTTCTGTAGCTTTCTAGCACAATCGTTTATAGATGAATTCTTCTTATGCAGATTTGCTGCATAGTTGATTTGCAGTATATACTCTGCAAGCTTTGCTGGGATTCCACATGATTCAGCATTTCGGGTTTGGAGGAATCGTTCGACAATATCAACAGGAAGTTTTTGTAAATCTGGAAGCATTATAATCCGAATTTATCGTTTAAGGCATCGTTTATTTTATTTATATACATTCTTTTTTCCATCTGTTCGTTGGCAATTAATGAGTGCTCTTTGGTTGCCTGATCAAATAGATTCTTATCCATGCTGTATCTTGCAGTACTTTTTCCTGTAAAATAGGCTTTGTATACTTCAGTACCCGGAGTAGTAATATCAATTTTAAATTGATCAGGGTTCTTTGGATTTAGCATACAAATAATAGATTCAATAGAAAATCCTAACACTCCAAACCCTTTAATCTGAGCTAAATATTCCTCTGAGTATTTCATTTTTCGTATTCTTTAAGTTGGGAAATACTTAATTGTATTCCATTTCTAGTTATTGATATGGGCTTCTGCATTTGACGCATAAATCTTATATAACGTCGAATTGTTAGATCACAAAAAGCAGGCGACAGTTCTTGCCCGTAGCACAATCGATCAACCTGTTCTGCTGCTATAATACTAGTCCCTGATCCAATAAATAAATCTTGTATAATATCTCCTGGATTACTGCAATCTATCATTGCATCGGCAACCATTTTAACAGGTTTTGGAGTAGGATGTCCTTCCATTTCTTTTCTTTCCGCTCCTTGTGTTGAATTAAATCCATTATAATCCCAAACATTTGTTCTATACCGACCCGTTTGGCCTAACCCAAAGTTATTGATATGCTTTTCCTTTCCATTCTTAAAAACATAGATTAGTTTATGACCGGGTAAGTAGCCATGCTTATCTATTTCAT